TCTCGTTTGCGTGGACAGGCATATGTGCCAACAGTCTGCTAATGCAGTTGGTAAAGGTACAACAATACACACACGGGACAGATGGGCCGATCAATTTGCCGCATGGCCAAATGTAAAGAAATTACCAGAGTTACCTTACGCAGGCGACAAAAGAGAAGACGATCCATTTCACTGGGGAGCAGGACCGTATGCAGGTGTGTTGGGACTCACATTCAAACCAAAGGCCATATTCATGCTAGGGTTTGATTTACATCCATTAGAGAAAGACAAGATCAACAACATGTACACAGGTTCACAAGGTTACACCTATATCAAGAGGCCTGTGGATCCAAGATATTGGATATACCAATTCCACAAGTTAATGGGTTATTCAGATCCAGACACAAGATGGATTGTGGTAAATCATGACCGTTGGGAGATGCCCAAAGAGTGGAGCCAGCACGGTAACGTGTTCCAGGAGACATACGACGGCATGGCCAAATTCATTAATAAGCAGTTGACAAAAAAGTAATTCAATATAAAATTATTGTATGATTAAGCCAATGGTGGATCACTTGATGGTGCAACAGCAACTGAAGGCTCCGCATAAAAGATGGAAACACATGGTAGGTGTGATGTGCCTTAATCTCACATATCGTAAGCACGTCAAAATAATCTTACCAAAACTTTTTGCGAGATACCCAAATCCACAAGCATATCTACGTGGTAGACTTAAAACTCAACAAGAAATTCTAAAGCCGTTGGGCATGTGGGAGGTTAGATCAAAGAGAATTAGAAAAATGACAGAACAATATCTACAATGGGACAAGAAGGAGGCCAGCGACCTTCATGGCATAGGCAAGTATGGATCTGACAGTTACCAGATATTTTTCATGAACAACATACCACCCAATGTAGAGGACAAGGAATTGAAGAAATACATTGACAATCTAGTAGGATAGTTTATAATAAGGATATGTTTGATAAAATAAAAGATGGAGATCTAGTTACTCTTAAATTGGCTTCGGGGGAAGAAGTCATAGCAAAATATCTTAGCAGGACCGACACACGATACATCAGTATTGAAAAGGCACTTGTATTGATGCAAGGACCTCAAGGACTTGCTTTTGGTACATTTTTCTCCACTGCTAAACAGGACGAACCGTTCAACATAGCAATAGACAAGTTGACTTCGATCGCACACATCAATGACAAGATAGCGGATGAGTACAACAGAGTCTTCAGCAAGATTGAAGTTCCTTCAAAACCCAAGATTATCACGTAATGGCACATTTCGATAAACACTCAACAAGCATCAAGGCATTGGTCGACGTTTCGGAAGCCATGCTGAATGCAATGGAACAGCACGGCATAGATCCAGAAACTGTTGCGAACAGAAATGAATTCACTGTAATGATACATTTTTTGAAAAGTATAATAGACGGTGAGTTAAATATACCAAACGAACTGACTGACCGCATCAGAGACACAGCGTTTCAGTTGGATCTAGATCAGAAGATAGACAAAAAGTTAAACTGATGATCGAGAGGACTCAAGACTTTCACCCCTCTATAAACACTCTGCAAGTCATCAAAACTAGGAGAAAAGATGACTTACTACTCAACTAAAACATACGGACACAACATAGGACTTTCTGCGGTATTCAGACAACCCAACGCAGATCACTCGCACTGCCATTTACTGCACGGATACAGCCTGGCATTCAGATTCACATTTGGTTGCAAGGATCTGGACGACAAGAACTGGGCAGTGGACTTCGGAGGCCTCAAGCCTCTCAAGGCATGGCTTGAAGATCACTTCGACCACAAACTCGCACTAGACAAAAACGATCCACACATGGAGAAATTCAAAGAGTTGGAACAACTTGATCTGGCCGAGATAAGAATATTCGATGGTGTTGGTGCTGAGATGTTTGCCAAACACGCATTTGAATTCGCTGATAAACTAATCAGAGAAAAGACTGATGGAAGATGTTTCGTGGACAGTGTGGAATGTATGGAACACGGAGCCAACAGTGCCATCTACCGAAAAGAATAACTTTATACATGATATGGTGAGGGTAGGTCTTGTAGACAAGGCCTACTACTTCCAAATTTATGATACACCATTAGGACACAGGTGGCTAGAGGCACTCAAGGACAATCTGAAACAGAAGAGAATACTAGAAAAAAACTTTTGTTTTTTAGGTTTTGCAGATTCTAAAAGAAACTTGTCACATCTAGTAAATGAACTCAACAAAAGTGTGAATCAAATAAATTCATTTGACTTTGATCCCCCTTACGAGAAAATACATCCATTCAGGACCGACGACTTCCAATACAGTGCGAACCTTCCTATAGGCCGTGACATTGACGGATACTTTCCTGGGTTGAAGTTGAAACATGAAGCATGTAACCTGTTGCACAGGTACTTCGAAGAACTGCAAGGCACAGCATGGCAAACATCTAATTTTTACAAACAGGCTGACGCAAACACCAAGTACGCGATAAGACAGTTGAATAACATATGTCACGAAATAGAAAGTTGGGTACTTTCATATAGAAAAAGCAAGGTTGACCCAGAATGGATGAGGCCATCCCAGATAACAACATTCTTAAACGCACCTAGGTACGATTTACACGAAGAAGATTTTGAATTATTCAAACAAAACAGATACGACAGAGAACTAGGCGGTGTCTATTTGCATTGGTCCCAGGTAGGGAAAACATTGTATGAAGTTTTCAGAGACGAAGGTGCTCCAAAAATGACAGAAGCACTGTGTTCTGAAATCAATCATCAAAAATACTATTCCGGAGAGTTCGATGTGGAATGGGGACAAACAATAACCGAACAACAAGATTTCAAGAAAAAAGAAATGAACGAGTACAGGGCATGGCTCAGAGACAATGGCTATAATTGGGAAGACCCAAAACTGTCATTGGGATATATCAAAATAGGTCAAGTGGATCTTCAAAGGACTTTTGGCACTGATGCATCGATACATGATGTACATAAACTAATGAGTGATAATTTGAATATAACAAGTATAAGAACAATATTCGGTCCAACAATAGAAACAGATTATCCATACAGCCTCGATGCCGAGGACTGGAAAGAAATGCAAATAGAAGGATTGAGAAAAGGATATGAATCACGTAGTATGCGTTAAGTGGGGCAGTAAGTACCCTTCCAAGTACGCCAATGTGCTCAACAACATGGTGAAGAGGCACACCACTGTGCCGTACCAGTTCCATTGCCTCACAGATGATCCAAACGGATTAGACGCAGGGATCAACGTGATAAAGTTGCCCAACGATCCATGGATAAAGTCATGGTGGAGCAAGTTATGGATGTTCGCACCAGAGATGCCTTTGCAGGGGAACATCTTGTTCTTTGATCTTGATGTAGTGATATTCGACAACATAGATCCACTCTTCTCACACACCGGCAAGTTCAACATAATCAGAGACTTCAACAGGTGTAGGATCAAGGACTGGAAACTTTCAAACTCCAGTTGTATGCGTTGGCAGTCAGGCACAATGAATTATCTATGGAATGAGTTCAAGGACAGGTCCGCACAGATTATGCAACAGAATCACGGTGACCAGGATTGGATAACAAAAAGAGCAAAGGACGACATCACTTGGTTTCCAGACGAATGGATAAGATCATACAAATGGGAAATGATCGGACTAAAGGACACAAAGTTATTGACCAAGGACGGCAAGAAATGGTTCAGAGAACCTGTGAAGATCAAGCCAGGAAACAGGGTGGCTGTTTTCCATGGATCACCTAATCCAATGGAATGTGCTGACAAGTTCGTGGAGGACAACTGGCAGTGAGTTACGGAAAAGTCAAAGTAAAAAGAAATAACCCAAGGTTAGACGAGATACCAGAAGATTGCGGATACGAGCAACAATTTGAATTCAACATAGACCTCAATTCCAACGGTGTCATGGGTGAGTGTATAGACTGGTGCCAGGAACACTGTGAAGGCAAATGGGGTTGGTGGTTTGAACAGAACGATTTATACGATCCGATGCGTCATAACTGGGAAGAACAAAACGCATACATGAGTTTTGAGAGGAAACGTGATGCGACTAGATTTTGGATGTCAGTGGGAATACAAAACAGTGGCAGAAAAGAGAGATAATTAATAGTATGAAATGGTTTGAAATCACAGAAGAAGCAAAGAATCAAATGGAAAAGTTGTTGGCCAAACAGCCAGACAAGTATGCTGTCAGCCTCATGGTTGAAGGTGGTGGCTGTGCAGGATTCAAGTACAAGTGGGGATTCATAGACAACAAAGAAGATGTGGGTGCTGATGATCACACAGAAGACTGGCACACAGGCAAATTTGTCGTGGATGACGCAAGTATGCTGTATGTCGCAGGTACCAAGATAGACTGGAAAGAAGAAGTGTTTGGTTCTCAGTTTGAGATATCTAATCCTAACGCATCCAGCGGTTGTGGTTGTGGAGAATCGTTTGGGGTGTAATGGACACTGCTTTCATAATAGGTAACGGTGAATCAAGAAACATATTTCCAATAGAAAATCTAAAAGGCCAAGGCGTGATATACGGATGCAACGCAATCTATCGGGATCATCCCAAGTTGTGTGATCACATAGTGGCAGTGAACCCTCCCATGTACGAAGAACTGGCCAAGTGGCACAACAATGGCAAGGAGTCTCCGAGAATACATGGTCTAGATGACATAAGCAAATGGAACTACATCTGTGAAGGGGATCACGAACATGACATACCTGACGGACTCAAGATTTACAGGGTATGGCGTGGTGGTGATATCAAGAAGGGAGGCAAAATCAAAACCAACGACTTCTCCAAGGCACGAGGTTCCGGCTGTAGTGCAGTACTGTTGGCCGCTGAGTCAGGCATCAAGAACATAGTGATAATGGCGTTTGACATAATGGGTGCCCAGCAATGGGAGATGGAAACTCCCAGCAGGATACAGAACAACATCTACAAGGACACTATAAATTATCCAGGACGTGAGAGCATGAAGGCCTATCTGAAATACGAATGGATGTATCAACTTAGACAGACCTTCAGGAAGTTTCCCAAAACAAATTTTTACTTTATTAATCGAAAGGAATATCTCGAAGGCAATCCGTTCCTAAGATGGTACTTCGATCAACCAAATATAAAGTCAGGCATATACGCTGACCTGCAGAGATGGATCACGGGATCACGTGACGACATCCAATGGAAACAGTTATAGGGTCTTGGTACTGCTGGCGTCCAACTGATACACCTTACGCATCTTTACACCCACGCTTTGAGCGAATTTTTTGGAATCACATTTGTTACACACGTGTTTGTAGTCATTTGAAGCACGATCTGGATCAACCTTTGACTTTGGTCTCATGAATGTCTCAGAACAGGCATCACATTTGAACACATAGATCAGGTTCTTCCTGTGGTAGTTGTGCATGGTACCCAGTTTGCTCTCCCTCTTGTACAACTTCATCGTCTTTAGGGTTTCTATGAACATATTACTATTTAATAAATACGAATAACACATTATGGCAAGATTAACGATAGACACAGGAACAGCAGGAAATCCAGCAACGGGAGATACCCTTCGTACCGCTATGAACAAGGTCAACAGCAATTTTGCTGAGTTGGCCGGTGACTTACAGATGTCAGGCAACACTTTATTGAGTGCTGACACAAACGGAAACATAATTTTAGATCCAAACGGTACGGGCCAGGTACAGATAGAAGCAGACAGACTTGTTATCAAGACCACAAAAACCGCGACCGCTGTAGGAAACACAGGTGACGTGGCAGGTTCAATCAGTTGGGACGCAACCAACCTATATGTATGCACTGCGAACTATGATGGTTCAACAGTGATATGGAAAAAGATCACATTAGCGAGTATCTAACATGGCCCAGGAAGTAATCAACATCGGAGTACAGGCTGATGATGGAACAGGCGACACTATCAGAGGTGCGGGCATAAAGATCAACAACAACTTCACGGAGTTGTATGCACAGCCGCTAGCGTCTACTACACTGGGATTATTTCAAAACGAAATCAGCACTATTGAATCCAATGCCGACATAGTTTTAAAACCATCCGGCACTGGTGCAATACTTTTTCCTGGAATAAAATTTAACGATAACAACATCGAAAGTGTAAGTGCAAACAGTGACCTGATATTTAGGCCAAACGGATCAGGATCTTTGGTCATTGACGGCCTTGGTTTTTCGGGAACCAGCATACACGGAACAGATTCGTCAATCGTGAACATCAACGAAAACCTTATAGTGGATGGCACTTTTGGAGCAGGAGCAACAACATTCGCTGGAACAGTTCAAACAGGATCCACTTTAGATGTGGCTGGACTGACCACACTGTCTACTATGACAGTTTCCGGTGCTTCGTCCTTTGCAGGCACTACCACTGTGGACAACCTTACTTTCAATGACAACATAATCAGTTCAAGTTCAAACGCGGACCTAAACCTGACC